CTTCCCTAAAAGAAATCCAATCAAACACACAAGCGTTGATCGCTGAACTAGGTGAAATTGAGTTAGTTAAGTTACAATTAGAAAACCGTCATGGTGCTGCTAAGAAATTCTTAGAGGAATTGGGAACTAAAGAACAAGAATTCACAAAAGCGGTGTTTGACAAGTATGGTAAAGCATCTATCAACCCTGAAACGGGTGAGATTACATCTGTAGATTAATCTAGGTTTAAATACACCATATTTATAATAAAATAATTATTTTACAATGGCAGAAACAATTGTATCACCTGGTGTATTAGCAATAGAGAACGATCAATCATTTGTAACTCAACAACCTGTACAAGCAGGAGCCGCTATTATAGGCCCGGCAGTAAAAGGTAAAGTAGGTATCCCTACGATAGTAACAACATATAGTGATTACGTTAATAAATTTGGTACTTCCTTTTTAAGTGGAAGTCAATACTATACTTATTTAACATCCATTGCTGCATATAATTATTTTGCTGGAGGTGGAAATACATTACTAGTTACACGTGTAGTTAGTGGGAGTACAGCTACGGCATGGACTCCTGCAACTTCATCATTTATATCAGCTTCAGCACATGCTGCTGGTTCTCCTTACAATACCTCACCATTTGTATTAGAAACAATATCTGAAGGAATACTTATGAATAGTGTAGGACCAACAGGTTCAAATGGCACTTTATTAAGCGGATCTTCGGAAAATTACAGATGGCAAATAACTTCCCCTAACACAAGTAGTGGAACATTTTATTTGATTATCCGTCAAGGAAATGATTCAAACGTTCAACAATCCATTTTGGAAACTTGGGGTCCACTTTCATTAGATCCATTTGCTTCAAATTACATTGAAAGAGTAATTGGTAATCAAGTTGAAAACGTAGCAAGCGATAATGGTGAATACTATATTCAACTATCAGGAAGTTACGCTAATAAATCAGCTTATGTTCGTGTTAGTAGAGTAAACCAATCAACCCCAGGATACCTAGACAATGTAGGTAATCCAAAATCACAATACACAGGATCTATTCCATTTGCACAAACAGGTGTATTTGGAGATGGTAAAGGAAGTAATATTCCAACGGGTGTTGCAGGTGCATATTACAATAATATCACTAATACAAATGTTCAAGGTTTAAGCCCTTATGCATATACTGAATCAATTTCATTATTGGCAAATAAGGATGCATTCAAATACAATTTGTTAGTTGCTCCTGGATTAATTGCTGATCCAACATTATATCCTGCTCATTATACTGTAGTAAATCAAATTATTAATACTGTACAATCAAGAGGTGATTCAATGACCGTAATTGATTTAGTTGGTTACAATTCTAATTTACTTCCGGTAGTAGCAAACGCTCAAGTATTTGATACTTCATATGCCGCAGCATATTGGCCTTGGGTTTATACTATAGATCCTAGTACAGCAAATCAAGTTTGGGTTCCCGCAACAACAATGATCCCAAGAATATACGCTCAAAATGATTCTATTGCTTACCCTTGGTATGCACCAGCAGGTATCAATCGTGGAGTAATGACAAACGTTATTAAAACAGAACGTGTATTGACTCAAGGAAATAGAGATACATTATACCAAGCAAATATTAATCCAATTGCAACCCTTCAAACTCAAACCGGAGCATCAGTAACTGTATTTGGACAAAAAACATTACAGAAAAAAGCAAGTTCTTTAGATCGTGTAAACGTAAGACGTTTGTTAATTGAACTTAAAAGTTATATTTCTCAAATTGCGGATACATTTGTATTTGAACAAAATACGGAAGCAACAAGAAATAGTTTCTTATCTTTGATTAACCCATATTTATCTTTAGTTCAACAACAACAAGGTTTAACTTCATTCCAGGTTATAATCAATGAGACAAATAACCCACCTTCAGTAATAGATCAAAACCAATTAATTGGTCAGATTTATCTACAACCTACACGTACAATTGAATTCATTATTCTAGACTTTAATATATTACCTACAGGTGCAACGTTTCCTGCTTAGTAATATATTTTAAAGAGAATATTCATATTTATAATAAAAAGATAAAATGGCAAATTTTACAACTTCTCCTGGAGTAGCAATCAGTGAAATAGACAACACGTATTTAACAGGAACACCTGTTCAAGCTGGTGCTGCTATTATAGGCCCAACAGTTAAAGGACCTGTTGAGGTACCAACTTTAGTAACTTCTTACTCCGATTTCGTAACGTTATTTGGAGATAATTTTGTTAGTGGTGGTAACGCTTATTCATACCTTACTTCGATTGCAGCTTACAATTATTTTAACTACGGAGGAACATCATTATTAGTAGCACGTGTAGTATCCGGATCATATACATCCGCAACTAGTACAGTAGCTTCAAACTATTTGAACGTAGCTTCATCTTCATTCACTTTAGAAACAATTTCTAAAGGTATTGTTATGAACAGTTCAAGTTCATTAGATGCTTACGGAGCATTACTTTCAGGATCAGCAGATAACGTTAGATTTGAAATTACAAATTCTAACACTGGATCAGGTACATTCAATTTAGTAATTAGAAGAGGTAATGATACTACAAATAGTAAAGTTGTTTTAGAAGCATTTAACAATGTTAACTTAGATCCAAACTCCCCACGATATATTGCAGCAATAGTTGGTGATCAAACATTAAACTATAATTCCACAACTAATCAAATGGAATTATCTGGAAGTTATCCAAACTCATCCAAGTATGTACGTGTTAAAGCAATTAATTACCCAACACCAAACTATTTTGATTCTAATGGAGCTCCAATAAGCGCCTATACAGCATCTATTCCAATCAATGGAAGTGGATCATTTAGTACTGCAACCGGAGATATCAAAGCAGGTACAGGTGCTACAATGTATGATAATATTGGTGCTACTACACAAGGATTAGTAGGTGGTAACTACGATAACATGATTACATTACTTGCAAATGCTGAAGCATATCAATTCAATGTATTATTTGCTCCTGGATTAACAAATGACACTCATACAACACAAATCACTAGTATTATCACAAACACTCAACAACGTGGAGATAATTTATTTGTAGCAGATTTAACATTATTTAGTGGAACAGTTGCTAGTGCAGTAACTCAAGCTCAAACAAGAGATACTTCATATGCTGCTGCATACTGGCCTTGGGTTCGCATTATCGACCCAGCAACAGGAAAACAAGTATGGGTACCAGCTTCAACTGTAATCCCAGGTGTATATGCTTTCAATGATAAAGTATCTGCTCCATGGTTTGCACCAGCAGGTATTAATAGAGGTGGATTATCTACAGTATTACAAGCTCAATTGAAATTAACTCAAGGAAACAGAGATACTTTATATTCAAGTAATATCAACCCAATTGCAACATTACCTAAACAAGGTGTTGTAGTATACGGACAAAAAACATTACAAAAAGCAGCTTCTGCTCTTGATCGTGTAAATGTACGTCGTTTGATGATTGAATTAAAAAATTATATTCGCCAAATCTCTAATACATTAGTATTTGAACAAAACACTAGTACTACAAGAACAGCATTTATATCTAGAGTTACTCCATTCTTAGAAGGAATCCAACAAAAACAAGGATTGTATGCCTTTAAAGTAGTAATGGATGGAACAAATAACGGACCAGCAGTGATTGATCAAAACCAATTAATCGGCCAGATTTATGTACAACCAACACGCACAGCTGAATTTATTTCCCTAGATTTCATTGTTACACCAACAGGAACTGATTTCCCAGGATAAAAAATAAAAATATTTAATATTTATAATAAAAAGAAAACAAAATGGCAATTTTAGATCAAAATCAAATATTTTTTACCCCATTTGAACCAAAACAAAGCAACCGCTTTATTGTTTCAATTGACGGTGTTCCTGGATATTTAGTTAAAGGAGTTAGTGCGATCTCTATGACACAAACAGCAGTTGCCCTTAACCATATCAATATCCAACGATATGTAAAAGGAAAAACTGTTTGGGGACCTATCACATTTACAATGTACGAATCAATCACTCCATCAGGTGCACAAGCAGTAATGGAATGGGTGCGTTTAGGTCACGAATCAGTAACAGGCCGTGACGGTTACTCAGATTTCTATAAAAAAGATATTACCTTCAATGCTGTAGGACCTGTAGGTGATTACGTATCTGAATGGGTAATTAAAGGAGCTGTAATTACAAGTGTTAACTTTGGAGATTATAGCTGGGAAGATGATGGAGCTTTAGTAAATATTACAGTTGAAGTTCAACCAGATTACTGTGTATTGAATTACTAAGAACAAAACAACAAAGAATACGAAAGCTCCAAAGAAATTTGGGGCTTTTACTTTCTTATTATATATTGGGCTTATGAAAAAATTATTAATATTCCTTTTATTGGCTAGTATAGGATACGGTCAATATTGTCCTGCTTTAGGACCCGATCAACTTTTACCTTGTGGTGTAGGAACAACTACTTTAACCGCAAATCTAAG